ACGTAATAAAATTACTGGCGCTGATTTTGCAAAACTAAGAAAAGGCAAAAAGGGTAAAAAATAATGGCAAAGATGACAGATAGAGAATTTGAATCTCTAATAAAGGATGAAGTCGAGGACGCGGTAAATTATTACGATACAGACTTTGCAGGTCATAGAGCAGAAATGCTTGATTACTATCTTGCAGAGCCATTTGGTAATGAACAAGAAAACAGATCACAAGTTGTATGTAGCGAAGTGTCAGATACGATCGAATACATGCTACCAAGTCTTATGAAGATGTTTGCTTCAAGCGATACTTTTGCACGTTTCATCGCGAAGAACGCGGAAGATGTAAAAGCAGCAGAACAAGCCAGTGATATGGTTAACTACGTCATAAACTGTCAGAATAATGGTTTTACTTCTCTTTATAACTTTTTCAAAGATAGCTTACTGTTTAAGGTAGGCGTCCTTAAAACGTATTGGGACGAGGATATCCAAGTCGTAGAAGAAAGCTATGAAGGATTGACTGAAGATGAAGTAACGATCCTTATGGATGATCCCGATGTTGAAATCGTAGCACAGACAACTGCAACAGATGATGAAGAAGAAGATGACAATATCGATAGTGCACTCGATGTTGTAGAAGCTATTGCTGGTAACATTAGCGTTGATATCAAAAGAAAGATTAACTCCGGTAGGATCAAAATAGATAACGTACCACCGGAAGAATTTGTATTCTCACGTAGAGCGGTATCACTAGATAGCGCTGATCTTGTAGGACAGCGATCAACACGTAAAGTTGGCGATCTCGTCAATGACGGTTATGACTATGAAGAAGTCTTACGATATTCCGGTTATCAAGAACTGGATAACGAAGCAGAAAAGCAACAGCGTTTTCAAGATGTAGAAAACAGCAGATCAAATGAGTCTAACGATCCGACAATGCACGAGGTACTTGTTACTGAACTATACATACGTGCAGATTACGACGGCGATAACATACCGGAACTTAGACGTGTTCTCACTATTGGAGAAGGCTACCACATACTAGAGAATGAGCCATTTGACCATGTACCGTTCTCTATTGTATCTCCGATCCTTATGCCGCATAGAATGGTCGGCCGTTCTGTTGCAGAATTAGTAAAAGATTTACAGCTCATCAAATCGACAATCCTCAGACAGTTGCTCGATAATATGTACCTTACCAATAACTCACGCGTCGGCGTTGTGGAAGGGCAAGTCAATCTTGATGACTTACTATCTTCAAGACCGGGCAACATCGTAAGAATGAGAGCGCCAGGTATGGTGCAGGCACTAAACGTACCGCCTATCGGCGCGTCCGGCTTTGCTATGCTAGAATATATCGACCAAGTGCGAGATCAAAGAACTGGATTTTCAAAAGCAAGTCTAGGTCTTGATCCTAAGTCATTACAGTCGACAACGGCGGCAGCGGTCAACTCCACGATACAAGGTGCGCAGTTAAAAGTAGAAATGATAGCGCGGGTGTTTGCGGAAACTGGATGTCGTGATTTGGCAAAGACGGTATTTCATTTATGTCAAAAGCACATGACAGCAACACAAACTATTAGAATTAGAAACGAATATGTATCAATCGATCCGCAGGCTTGGGACAATGAGTACGATATTAAAGTTGAAGTCGGATTGGGTAACGGACGTGAAGAAGAAAAAATGGCTATGCTATTACAAATAGCGGGCAAGCAAGAACAACTTATTCAAACACTGGGTATGGATAATCCAGTGGTAAAACCAAGTCAATATGTCAATACATTATCGAAGATAATCGAAATGGCAGGTTTCAAAGATACAGAACAATTTTTTAATAATGCCAATCAGATTGATGAAATATTAGCGTCAAGAGAAGCGCAGGCTGCACAAGGTCAATCACAACAAGCGGCAGTGTCAGCAGAACGTGAAAAACTACAAGCTGATATCGCATTAGAGAGAGAAAAAATGCTACTAGAGATACAACTAGAGCGTGAGAAGTTTGAAAGAACATTAGAACTTAGACAAGCTGAACTCCAAGCAGAACTTGATCTAAGGCGTCAAAAATTACAACTAGGTGGCGAAGTAAGTACAAATCTACCTAGAGCATAAGGATTCTCATGTCGTTAGACGAAGAAAGAAGTCGTGGATCGCAAGCTGAATTATTAAGAAACAATCCACTACTGAAATACATTTTTGAGCAATTACGAAATTCTTACATCACAGATTGGTCGGGGGCTGATTTGGATGATGTGGATAAGCGTGAGCATGCTTTCTATTTGCTTAGAGCACTAACTGAAATCGAAGGACAGATTGACAGTATTATTGCTTCGGGCAATTTTGCGAAAGAGCAAATTGACAGCATGCTTAGAAAATAACAACAAGCATGGAGATAAAGAATGGCTAGTATTCCCGAAAATGGAACTAACATAAATAGCAACATCTTAACAACTGATAGTGCTATTAATTTACTTTTGGATAATGATGTTCCTGCAAAGGTAGACGAGAATGTTCAAAAGTCTGATGATACTCAACAAGAAGTATCGACTGATGAAGTGGAGGAAACAGAAGAAGCAGAACTCGCAGACGAGCAATCTGATGAAGCTGTAGACGAAGCAGAAAGTGAGCAGAATGATGAAGAAATCACTGATGATATTTATATTGCGAAAGTAGACGGAGAGGAGATTGAAGTATCTGCGGAGGACTTAATCAAATCATACCAACTCGAGCAGACTGCACAAAAACGATTGCGAGATGTCGCTGAACAGAGAAAATCCGTACAAGCGGAACAAGCAAGTTTAGAAGCAGAGCGAAAATACTATGCTGAGAACATAGAGATTTTGAAACAACAAATTGAGCAAAACAATAGTGGTAATCTAACAAAAGAGCAGTGGCAAGAACTATACGATACTGATCCTATGGAATACATGAAAGCGAAAGACGCTATCAGAGATCGTGAAGTGGCCATGCAACGATTACAACAAGAGCAAATGGATTTACAAAAAAGGCAGATAGCAAGCGAACAGCAAAAGCTGATCGAGCGTATTCCCGAATGGAGAGATACAGCTGTAGCCAGTAAAGAAAAGAGCGATATTGTAAATTATGCAAAGACTTTTGGTTTTAGCGATCAAGAGATTGCAAACACAGTAGATTCCAGGATTGTTGATCTATTAAGGAGAGCGTATATGTACGACAACTTACAAACAAAGAAAACGGCTGTAAGGAAAAAAGTAAAGAGCGCGCCTAAAATGTTGAAAGCAAAACAACCTAAATCACAGCAGAGTGTCGCAGACAAAAAGCAGGAAACTGCTTTGAACAAACTAACCAAGTCTGGGCGTAAGGAGGACGCTTTGGCTTATATGTTAACTCGTAACCAATAGGAGGATATAATGGCTACGTACACAACTAGCGCAAGCGTGGGCGAAAGAGAAAGTCTGGAGGATGTGATATATCGTATCGATCCGACAGAAACTCCATTGTTCACAGCAGCAGCTAAAAAAACAATCAACAACGTACAGCATGACTGGCTCGTCCAAGAACTTGCTGCCGCTGCTGATGACAACCATGTAAATGAGGGCGCAGACTACAGTTATGTAAATCCAAGCGCACCGACTAGATTTTCAAATATTTGTCAAATCTCAGCAAAAGCAGCTAGTGTATCCGGCACATTAGACGCCGTTGATACTGCTGGTAGAGCAAGAGAAACAGCGTACGTTAAAATTTTAAAAGGACTGGAAATTCGTAGGGACGTGGAAAAAAGTTTATTCAAGAATGAAGCAAAATCTTCTTCCGATCCACGAAAAACAGCAAAACTGATGACTTGGCTTACAAACGGCGATAAGCCTTCCGACATGGGACATGGTACTGGCGACGGATCAGATACATGCGACCTAACTGGTACAGCAAGAGCACTTACACTTGCACAAATTGAAGCGGCTATCAAAGAAGCATACGAGGATGGTGGTGCACCGTCAATGTTAGTAATGAGCCCTGCAAACAAAGTTGCTTTTTCTGGTTTATCATCTGGCTCTGTTTCAACAAACCAAATTACTTCAACAGCACCGCAAGAAGCGGCGATCATTGGATCAGTAAGTCTGTTCCTTTCAGACTTCGGTACAGTTGAAGCAGTTGTTGACAGACAAGCGCCAAACTCTGAAATGTATGTCATAGATAAAGACTATGTTGCAATCGGTAGCTTACCAGGACGTAACTTCAGTGTTTCAGATGTAGCGCCAACCGGCGACGCGACCAAATTCGCAATTCTATATGAATGGAGTCTGATCGTTGAAGCACCGAAAGCACACGCTTTCATCTTTGGACTAAATACATCATAGTATTTATAAGACACGAGGGGGTGTAACAACCCCCTCCTTTTGAGGTAGGTATGAGTAAAAAAATCACAATGAACACCGACGGTGTTTCCAAAAAAACGACTATGGAATACGATGACGCCGGTGGAGAATATATAGTAAGTACACAACAAAAGATTGATCCAGTTAAGGATTTAGCAAAGAAACAAAAAGATTTACATAGACCAGGCGATTTGATTGGCAACACTCAAAAGCACTGGCAGAAAGTTGGCGAGATACCGTCAGTATTATATCACGAACTTCTATTGAAGTTTGGTAGCCCACGAGATAATCCAAAAGCATGGATGAGGTGGCTACAAGATAAAGATAACGAAGCCTTTAGAACAAGTAACGGAAGATTAATATAATGGCACTTTCAACCTATTCTGATCTTAAAACATCAATTGCAAACTTTCTAGCAAGAGATGATTTAACATCACAGATACCAGATTTTATAGAATTGGCTGAAGCACGTATGGGACGTGAATTAGACTCACGTTCACAAGAAAAAAGGGCAACAGCGTCTACAGTTGTAGGCGACGGTTTTATATCATTACCCACTGATCTTCGTGAAATACGATCCGTTAAGTTGAATACTGCGCAAGTAAAGATACTAGATTATTACACACCAAAAGAATTATATACAGATTATCCGTCTGAAGGCACTGGGCAGCCAAGAGCATATACAGTGATTGGAACTGAATTACAACTTAGGCCAGTACCGGACTCTGTTGAAACTATTGAAATAATTTATGGAGAAGGATTATCTGCGCTGTCAGATACAAACACATCTAACACTGTATTAAGTCGACACCCCGACGCTTACTTGTATGGATCATTAACAGCAGCATATACGTTTCTACTAGATGAAAACAGAGCAGTGCAATATGACCAATTATTTACAAGAATTATGGATGAAATAGTAAGAGATACACACCGCGCAAGATTTGGCGGCGGTCTTGAAATGAGAACAAATTATGGAGGATTATAATAATGTCAGCTATGAGTAATTTTTTAGAGAACGAGATTTTAGATCATATTCTTAGAAATTCAGCATACACACCTGCGAGCACAGTATATATTGGATTAAGCACTGGATCATTTGGAGATGATAACAGCGGTACAGAATTATCCGGTAATGGTTATAGTAGAAAGTCAATCGCATTTGACGCGGCAAGTGGTGGCGTATCAGACAATACAAGTAATGTCGATTTTGACCAGGCCACCGGCTCGTGGGGCAGTGTATCGCATTTTGGCTTGTTCGACGCTAGTACAAGCGGAAACTTACTAATACATGGATCATTCAGCGCGGCGAAAACAGTTTCCACTGGAGATATCTTACGTATTGCAGCAGGCGAACTAGACATAACAGCGGCCTAGTATTATGGCAACGCTGGAGGAACTTGACGCCTTTGGTAACATGGATAGCTTAGACGCTTTTACCTTAGAGCAGCTGGACAACCTAGTATTACA